TGAATAAACAATTTCTCGAACGAGAAATTAACATGTGCGCAACTGAATTTAACCAAAAAGTAGAAGCAAGTGAAGAGAAGCCACTCTTTGTCCGCTTTGAAGGTAACATTCAGATTGTTGGAATTGTTAAACCCCAATGGAGACTTAACACCGGATCGAAATCCCAGATTAGAAGAAGTCCAATTTACGAAGAACTCTTCCCTCACCAGGAGGAGCCGGCTGTGTTGTCGAAAAACGATCCTCGTTTTTCAGGTAACATCTGGCAAAATGCAGCCTCAAAATTCGGTAAAACATCAGATGTTAGACCTTTGTCTATTCGACGAGAGAGCCAAAGGTATAAATTACGTAAATTGACTGAACGTGTTCATAAATGGACAGGTCCAATCCGCACTCTCACGCAAGATGAAGCCATAAACGGCATTCCTGGAATTATTGAACAGATGAATATGGATTCATCTCCAGGTTGGCCGTATGTGTGCAATAGACCTGCACTCAAATCAGGCAAAAAATATCTGTTTGATTGTATTGGCACATCATAAGAAGGACAGGAGCAGTGGACTCCTAAAGCTGAGTTGCAAAAGGACATCGATGAGATTTGGGAAAATCTTAAGCAAGGCAACATCGTCAACAACTATTACGCTGATTGGTTGAAAGATGAACTACGACCGATTGAAAAAATCGCAATTGGTAAAACTCGAGTCTTTAACGTCTGCAACGTTGCATGGAACATTGTGCACAGACGCCTTTATGGGGCTATTATTGCAGTCATTACCAAGTCAGAGTTTGAACTTGGGAATGCGCTCAGTTTCGACATGTTTGGAACTGACCCTAGCGACCTAATCAAACATTTGGCTAAAGCCGGACCATATTTTTTTGACCATGACGTAGAGAAATGGGATGTGAATGGCATGAAAGCAGAATATCAGCATGATTGCTATGAAAATTGGAACCTCGTAATGCTGAATTACGAGCGTAACCATGACATGTTCCAAATGCGTGCGCACGCAATGCTCTCGATTACTAATCGTACTCACGTTATTCGTGATGTTATGTACAATGTGACTGACCATATGCCGTCTGGTGTGGGAACCACCTCATCGGGCAATTCTGACGTACACGATCATACGTCAAACATGGTTTATCTCGAGATCATGCGTGAGAATGATCCAGAAATTTCATCTCTGGAACAGAAAGAAGAACACGCTATCGAATCGAAAGTTGGAGACGACAACATCGGAGCCGCATCGCAGCGAGCGATTAAACACTATAATGGCATTACCATTTGCCAAAATCTCGCTAAATATGGCATTTCCGCCGTGCCACCAACTAAAGACGGAAAGGGGACAGTCCCTTATAAAACTGTGACGGAAGTTGAGTTTCTGAAATGTAAGTTCAGGCGTGACGGTCGCTATTGGAAAGCGACGATGCGTGAAGATACCATCAAGAGACTGACAAACTGGATTCGTAAGAGTCCAGATGATTGGGAACAACTCAAGGGCAATCTAGATGATGCTCTACGTTTCGCTTATGGATACGGCGAAGCGTACTTCCACGGACTTAAAGCGCATTTTAATGAGTGCTTAGTATCCCACGGGCAGGCGCCTCTTTTGTTATCGTATGAAGATCTTGACGAAGAATTTCGACGAAAGTTTGGCCACTGAACGCGCGACAGATTAAACCAATGACGACTGGAAAACACTAGAAGGAAAACACTAGGAATTAAGAAAAACCCACTGGAATAAGAAACAACACAAAATTGTAGGTAGGCCTGGACTAATCAGACACTGCTCTATAAAAAGGAATAACCCGTGTAGGATCACCCCGATCCCAGATTGCCACATTGAAAGAGAGCAAGGAAGACAACTTTATGACCAAAGTCGACTGCGCTAATTAAGGATATGTGCCATCCCTGGGACGGACCCGAAACGGAAGAATTTTTATTAGAGGTGTGAACTGTAGAGCCAGTTTATTTGACCCCAAATTTGCATTTTTCGTTATTACAAAAAAAAAAAAAAAAAAAAAAAACGCCAAAAC